TTGCTGCCTCGTCTGATAGTGCGATCACTTTTTCTGTAGCATCTGGTTCTTTACCTGGGGGTGCGAGTTTAAATGCATCAACTGGTGCAATCACAGGTACAGAAAGTGGTACAAGTTCAAGTACAACATATAGTTTTACAATACGAGCTACTGATGCAGAAAGTCAAACATCAGATAGAGCATTTTCAATAACAGTTAATGTTGGCATGAATGAATCAATGAGGTTTTTATAAAATGGCTAGTACATATTTAACAAGAACACCTTCAAGTGCAACTAACAGAAAAACATTCACATTAAGTGGTTGGTTTAAACGAGGATCTGTTTCTGATTCTGGAATATTATTTGAAGCTAGAATAGATAATAATAATCGTTTTGATGTTAGGTTTGACGGAGTAAAGCTTATGGCTTACGCAAATATAAGTAGTAGTGAAGTTCTTTATCTTGTAACTTCTGCTGTTCTCAGAGATCCTTCCGCTTGGTATCATATCGTTGTCACTATTGATACAACACAGTCTACTCAATCAGATCGTGCAAAAGTTTATTTAAACGGTAGCCAAGTTACTTCTTTTTCTACAAATACAAACAGTTTAACTTCAAGCCAAGATACTCCAGTTAATACAAATAATGTTCATAGTATTGGAGCTAATACAACTGGTGGTGGTGCTTATGATGGGTATATGTCACACGTTCATTTCATAGACGGAACAGCTTACGCGGCTTCAACGTTTGGATCAACAGCAACCAATGGTCAATGGGTGCCGAATGAAACACCTTCAGTCACCTATGGCACTAATGGTTATTTTTTAAAATTTACAAATGCCTCCGATCTCGGTGAAGATTCCTCAGGTAATAATAATGATTTTACAAAAAGTGGAAGTGGTGACAAAACTAATGATAATCCTAAAAATGTTTTTGCTACTTTAAATCCACTTTATAAACAAGGTAGTCCGACTTTTAGTGAAGGTAATACAAAAGTGGTGTTGCCCGCAGGTGATGGTACACAAGGAGCTGCTGCTAACTTCGCACCTCCTGTTGGTAAATGGTATTGGGAAATAAAACAAGGCTCTTCTACAAATTCTTCCATAATGGTTAGAGAAGCATCTGACAGAGAAGATTACATATCTTATTATGAAGGTAGTTATGCTGGGTATGAACTGACTGACGGAGATCAAAATATTACAGGTAATACAACGAGTGATTACGGAGCTGCTTACGCTAGTGGTGATATTATTATGGTCGCTTTAGATATGGATAATGACAGAGTTTATTTTGGTAAAAATGGTTCATGGAATGATGGTTCTGGAAATGCGGATGAAGCTAACTTGAGTGATTACGTTCCTTTAAATGGTGTGACTAATGGTGTTCCTGCAGTAAGCAATGCTAATGGTTCTGCTACTGCAACATTTCAATTTAATTTTGGTAATCCTGCATTTACAATATCGTCAGGTAATGCTGATGGTAATGGAAAGGGTACCTTTGAATATGCTCCTCCAACAAATTATTTAGCACTATGCACTGATAATCTTTCTTCTGCATTGACACAACCTATAGGTAAAGGTGGTAGTTATATGAACACCGTTCTTTACACAGGTAATGGTGCTAATGGACACGCTATAACAGGAGTAGGATTTTCACCTGACTTGGTATGGTTAAAATCTCGTAGTAATACCGAAGGGCATTGGTGGGGCGACTCAGTAAGAGGTGTGAATTTAAGATTACGATCAAGCAATGACGGTACTGAATTTGACACTGGTCCTGGAGGAAACAATTATCCCGGTGTTAGTGCTTTTGACAGTGATGGTTTTACTGTAGGTAGAAGTGATGCTGCAAACGCAAACAATCAAAGTATGGTTGCATGGAACTGGAGAGGCTCAGATTCTAATGCAGTTTCTAATACCGATGGCTCAATTACATCTACAATATCAGCCAATACAACCGCAGGTTTTAGTGTTGTAAGTTACACAGGAACAGGTAGCATTTCTACGATAGGTCATGGGTTAGGTAAAGTTCCTGCCATGATGATTGTTAAAAGGAGAAGTGGCACAGATGATTGGACTGTATATCATAAAGCAAGAGGCGAAGAACTTATGTTGCGATTAAATACTACTGGTGCAGAACATGGTCAAGGGACTATTTGGAATGATACAGCACCAACTTCTTCTGTTTTTACAGTCAGCACTGATTCAAAAGTTAATTCTTCTGGCCAAACTTATATTGCTTATATTTTTGCAGATATAGAAGGATATTCCAAAATGGGTTCGTATACAGGTAATGGAAACGCAGATGGACCATTCGTTTATACAGGATTTAGACCTTCTTGGGTAATGGTAAAAGCGACAAATCATACAATAGAAACAGCATGGAATATATTAGATTTAACAAGAAATACATACAATCCAGAAGACAAATTTTTAAACGCAAATGACAATGATGCAGAAGCAACTTTTACTTTTTGGGATTTTACATCAAATGGATTTAAAATAAGAAATACAGGCAACACATTTAATGTAACTAACAAAAATTTTATATACATGGCATTTGCCGAAAACCCATTTGTCGATAGCTCAGGAGTACCGACAACAGCACGTTAATATATAATACAAAGGAGAATATACAATGATTAGTATTGATAATATAGAATATAAAGAAGAAGATTTAACGGAAGAACAAAAGAATTGGGTATATGCCCTTAATGAAATTCTTACTTCTAAAAGAAAGATTATGATTGAACTTGAAAAGATTGATGTGTTGACAAATTATTATAATGAAAAACTCAAACAAGATTTAGTTAAGGAAGATTAGAAATATGGCCGCAATTGCAAATCTCTATGTTGATCAAGGAACAACTTTCAGTACATCTGTCTTAGTGACAAATGATGATGATAGTGCCTTGGATCTAACTGGATATACTGCTGCCGCTCAACTCAGAAAGTCTTTTTCTTCGTCAACATCCGTTGACTTTACAGTAACAATCCCAACACCAGTGACTGCTGGACAGATCAATCTTCAACTTTCTGCAACTGAAACAGCTAGTTTAGAAGAGGGTAGATATGTTTATGATGTCGAAATCACTTCAGGTGTCATCGTTACTCGAGTTATTGAGGGATTAGTCACTGTTTCCCCTCAAGTCACAAAATAATCAGTCATTAAACGCATTTAAAAGATAAATATATTATAAATATTCAATGTATTTAAGAGGCAAACATGGCAATTACAGCAAAGATTCAATCAGATAATGGTAATCGACCACAAAGAGTATCGGTTACAGTTCCTGCTCAGCAAACAGCAATTAACAACTCAGATTTTACCTTAAAACAATTAGGTGATATTGATGCTGCAAATGCTCAAGATGGTGCTATATTACAATATCGAGCAAGTGATCAGAAATTTGTCACACGAACAGAAATAGAAACAACAACAGGCACACTATCATTAAATGGTGGGGCCTTTTAGGAGATTAATTAAATGGCAACAGTAATTCAGATCAAGAGGTCGTCTGGTACCGCTGCCCCTAGTACACTTAAACTTGGGGAAATAGCTTATACCTATGGTGCAGGAACCCAAGGTAATCTAGGTGATAGATTATTTATTGGTGAAGGTGGTGTAGATGGAAATGGTGATGCAAATAATGTTTCAGTTATTGGCGGTCAATATTTTGTCGATCAACTTGATCATGTAGCAGGAACTTTAACAGCAAGTTCAGCAATAACAGTAGATTCAAATTCAGTAATAGATACATTAAATATAGGTAACTCAGCAACAGTTGGTGGTACAGTTAAATTTAATGAAGGAACAAATAACGGTGCTCACTTTGTGGGATTAAAATCACCAAACGCAGTGACCTCAAGTGTAACATTTACATTACCAGGTGCTGATGGTTCAAATGGACAAATCTTAAAAACAGACGGTTCTGGTAATTTATCATTTGCTTCCGCAGCTTCAACATCATTCACAATTGCCGCAGACAGTGGTTCAGACGACACATTCAATACTGGTGAAACATTAACATTCACTGGTGGAACCGGTGTCGATACAACTGTCAGCAATAATGATATTTCGATTGCGATTGATTCAACTGTCGCAACATTAACAGGTTCACAAACATTAACAAATAAAACAATTAATGGTCCAGACAACACACTTACAAATATTGCAAACAGTTCATTAGCAAACAGTTCAGTAACTTTTGGTTCAACCACAGTTGCTCTTGGTGCTTCAAACACAGCGATTGCGGGTGTAACACAATTAGACGTAGATAATGTTAGAATAAATGGTAGCACTGTTTCATCAACAGATTCAAACGGTAATCTTGTTTTAGACCCTAACGGTTCTGGTACAGTTGATGTTAATTCAAGTAGAATTACAAGTGTCACTGATCCGACAGGTGCCCAAGACGCTGCTACAAAAGCATATGTTGATGGTGTTGCTAACGGATTAGACGTTAAAGATTCTGTAAGATTTGCTTCAACAGCAAACGTTGCTGGCACATATGATAATAGTGCTGGAACAATTACTGCTGGTTCAAACGGTGCGTTCTCTATTGATGGACAAACACCAACAGCAAATGATAGAGTATTATTAAAAAATCAATCAACAGGTGCTCAAAACGGTTTATATGTAGTCACAACTGTAGGTTCAGGTTCCGCGGCATATGTGTTGACAAGAGCAACAGACGCCGATGCGGCTGCTGAACTCACAGGTGGTTCATTTGTATTCGTTGAAGAAGGTAGTGCAAACGCCGACAACGGTTATGTATTCACACACAATGGCACACCTACAATTGGAACAACAAATTTAACAGTTGCTCAATTCTCAGGTGCTGGTCAGATTAGTGCTGGTGATGCTTTAACAAAAACAGGAAACACACTTGATGTTGCTGTTGATGATAGTTCGATCGAAGTAAGTTCAGACGCAATCAGAGTTAAGGCTTCTGGCATTACGAATGATATGTTAGCAGGCTCGATTGCTGAAGGCAAACTTGCGGGTTCAATCAGTAATGGCAAATTAGCAAATTCATCAATTACTGTAGGTGATGGTTCAAACACTACAGCAGTTGCACTTGGTGGCACAATAACATATGCCGCTGGTGAAGGCATGGATGTTACTGAAAGTTCAGGCACAATTACTTATGCCGGGGAAGATGCAACAGCATCAAATAAAGGTATTGCTTCATTTAGTTCGGACAACTTCACAGTTAGTTCCGGGGCAGTAACAGTAACAGCATTAGATGGCGGCACATTTTAATTAGTCGCTACTAGGAGATTTATAGTATGGCGACGGTCATCAAACTTAAAAGAGGTACCTCGACACCAACTACAAGTAATATTGTATCAGGTGAGGTCGCCATTGATACGTCTGCTCAAAAACTCTATATTAACGATTCAGGCACTGTAAAAGAAATAGGTGCAGGATCAATTTCTGTTACTGGTCAATCACACACAATTACAGACACAACAGCTGGTTCTTCTGCAGGTCCTGAATTATCTTTAATAAGAGATATTACAGGTGTTGATGCCAACTACATTGGTCAAATTAAATTTACAGCAGATAATGATGCTAATCAGTCTGTTAATTTTGTTAAGATTACAGGTAAAATTGGTGACGCAAGTGATGGAACTGAAGATGGTACCTTAGAAATCGCACACGTCAAAGATGGTAGTCAAAATATCAATGTGAGAATGACAAGTACAGAATTTAAGATTATGAATGGCACAGATTTTGATGTAGAAACACACGATGGTTCATCAAATGGTTTAAGATTGGCAAATACATTAGTGACAGCAACAGCGGCTGAATTAAATCACTCAGACGGTGTTACAAGTAATATTCAAACCCAATTAGATTCTAAACCAGATAAAGCATTTGCTATAGCACAAGCTATAGCTTTAGGATAAAGATAAATAGAAGTATGGCAAACCCAAATACAAGAGAAACACTTAAACAATATGCCCTAAGAGCATTAGGCAAACCTGTTATTGAGATTAATGTCGAAGATGATCAATTAGAAGATCGTATTGACGAAGCATTACAGTTTTTCGCACAGTATCACTATGATGGTATCGAAAGAATGTATCTCAAATATCAGATTACAGAAGCAGATAAAACACGGGCAATAGCAAATTCATCAACTGTTGTCACAGACACCGCAGACAGTACAGTTTCAGCAACTTGGCAAGAAGGTACAAACTATATACCAGTGCCTGATAGTGTTGTTTCTATTTTAGAAGTTTTCCCATTTACTGATAAAGCAAATCTAAATATGTTTGATGTAAGATATCAATTACGTTTGAATGATCTTTATGACTTCTCATCAACTAGTGTTGTTCATTATGAGATGACCATGAGACATTTAGATTTTTTAGATCATATTCTTGTTGGTGAAAAACAGATTCGTTTTAATCAACATCAAAATCGTTTATACATTGATATGGATTGGCAAAATGATGTGACTGCTGGTGAGTTTATTCTCATCAAATGTTATCGTAAATTAGATCCAACAACATATACAGATATTTACAATGACATTATGATAAAAAAATATGTCACACAGTTATTCAAAAGGCAATGGGGCGCTAACTTAATTAAATTCAATCAAGTTCAAATGTTAGGTGGAACAACTTTAAATGGTGAAGTCATCTATCAACAAGCACAAGAAGAAATTAATAAGATAGAAGAAAACATTCAATTACAGTACGAAACACCTGTCAATTATATGATAGGATAAAACATGCCCACAAGAAATTTATATTTCAGTCACGGCACAAGAAATGAAAGATTTTTATACGAAGACTTAATGATCGAGCAACTTCGTGTGTTCGGACAAGAAGTCGTTTATCTTCCAAGAGAAATTGTTGCTAGAGATACCATCTTAGGTGAAGACGCTTTATCTAAGTTTGAAGAAACATATATGATTGAAATGTATGTAGAGAATGTTTCTGGTTTCGAAGGTGAAGGTGATATCATTAGTAAGTTCGGATTAGAAGTGAGAGATGATGTCACATTAGTAGTTTCAAAAAGAAGATTTGATTTATTAGTCGATCAAAAGTCAAATCTATTGGCACAAGATCGACCAAAAGAAGGTGATGTTATTTACATGCCTATCTTTAAAAAAATGTTTCAAATTCAATTTGTTGAAGATGAAGATCCATATTACCAGATCGCAGACATTCCATTATTTAAATTAAAATGTACAACGTTCGAATACTCACATGAAAAATTAGATACAGGTATTGATGCGATTGATGATATTGAAACAACATTATCAACTGATCAACTAGCACATCAAATATCATTAGAAACAGGTGTTGGCACTACAGGTGCATTATTAATGGAAACACCGTCACTATCACAATTACAATTAGATGGAACTGATACATTATCAACAGATTCGGGTTCTGGTTTAGTTCTTAACTCAGCTGATGGAACAAATGTAGATGAAGGTGATGATATATTATTAGAAGATGATCTTGGTGATTACAAATATCTATTACTTGAAGATTTCGTCCATGATACTAAAGATGCTGGTGCTCAAAATTTAGAGTTTATACAAGAATCTGGATTAGATTCTGAGTTTGATCCTGAAGATGATATCTTTGATTTTACAGAGAGAAACCCCTTTGGGGATCCATCATAAATAATAATAAGGAGAATTAAAATATGTTAACAGATAGTTTTTATCACGAGGTTGTTCGAAAGACAGTAGTGGCGTTTGGTTCACTTTTCAACAATCTTTATGTGGTTCGTAAAAACAATACTGGTAAAGTGATTCAGAGAATGAAGGTACCATTAGCATATGGACCGAAACAAAAGTTTCTTGTTCGATTAGACCAAGATTCTACTAGATCAGCAACAGACGTACAAAAAACTGCAATTACACTACCAAGACTTGGTTTTGAGATGACTGGTTTGTCTTATGACGCAACAAGAAAATTAAATCGTGTACAAAAGTTTAAGAAAGTAAAAGGGGCAGATGATAAGTCAATGACTTCTCAGTATATGCCTGTACCTTATAATATTGGTTTTACTTTATATTGTATGGCAAAAAATTCAGATGACGCTTTACAGATTGTAGAACAAATACTACCATACTTTCAACCAGATTATACAGTGACTTTAAATTCAATTCCTTCAATGGAGATTGTAAGAGATGTACCAATTATATTAAATGATGTTTCTTATGAAGATTCTTATGATGGTGACTTTACAACAAGACGAGTTATTATGTACACTTTGTCTTTTACAGCAAAGAATTATCTTTATGGTCCTGTCACAAGTTCGAAAGTTATTAAGTCAGTTCAAGTTGATCAATATACTGATATGCCAGTGAACGCACCAAAGAGAGAACAACGTTTAGTTGTTACTCCAAATCCGTCAGATGCTGATGGTGATGATAATTTTGGATTTAATGAAGTAACATCTTTCTTCCAAGATGCGAAAGAATTTGATTCTGAAACTGGCACCGATAAATAATGGATAGATTATGTCAACCACTGATGATAAACTCAACGAAGTATTAGAGATAGCTGAACAATTACCCACAAAGGTAAAAAACGTCACACCAAAAGTTCCAAGACCAAAAGAACATGAAGACGTTGACAGTGATTACAAATACAGTAGAGAGAATCTTTATAATCTAGTCGAACGAGGACAAGATGCCATTGATGGTATATTAGATTTAGCCAAAGAAGGCGAACACCCGAGAGCATACGAAGTAGCTGGACAACTCATCAAAAATGTAGGTGAAGTGACTGAAAAGTTATTACAACTACAACAACAAATGAAGAAACTCAAAGATGTTCCAGACAAAGCACCAAAGAATGTCACCAACGCTTTGTTCGTAGGTTCAACAACTGAATTGAATAAACTTTTAAAAGGAAAATCTCTAAAGGACGATGAGTAATTCAGATATTTATTTAGGTAATCCGAATCTAAAAAAGGCAAACACTAAAACAGAGTTTACCAAAAAACAGATTGAGGAACTTCAAAAGTGCATGAATAATCCTGTGTACTTTATTGAAAACTATATTAAGATCGTTACACTAGATAGAGGTCTTGTACCATTTGAGATGTACAACTTTCAAAAAGAAATGGTTGATACATTCCATGATAATCGTTTTGTTATTTGTAAGCTACCTCGTCAGTCTGGTAAATCAACAACGATTGTTTCTTATCTGATGCATTATGTTATGTTCAATGATAATGTGAATGTAGCAATACTTGCTAACAAATCATCAACTGCGAGAGATATTCTAGGTAGATTACAACTTGCTTATGAGAACTTACCAAAGTGGATGCAACAAGGTGTTCTCAATTGGAACAAAGGTTCTTTAGAATTAGAAAACAACAGTCGTATCATTGCCGCATCGACATCATCAAGTGCTATTCGTGGTGGTTCTTTTAATGTAATTTTCTTAGATGAGTTTGCTTTCGTACCAAATAATATTGCCGAACAATTTTTTAGTTCAGTTTATCCTACAATATCTTCTGGTCAAAGTTCAAAGGTAATGATTGTATCTACACCACATGGTATGAATATGTATTATAAGTTATGGAATGATTCAGTCAATGGTAATAATAGTTTTAAAAATATTGAAGTGCATTGGTCAGAGATACCAGGCAGAGATGAAAAATGGAAAGAAGAAACAATTAAGAATACAAGTGAAGCACAATTTAGAACAGAGTTTGAATGTGAGTTTCTAGGTTCTGTTGATACTTTGATTAATGCATCTAAATTAAGAACACTATCACATAACACACCATTAAAGTCAAGAGCTGGTTTAGACATCTACGAAGAAGTGCAAAAAGATCATCATTATATGGTGACTGTAGATGTAGCACGAGGAGATCTAAATGACTACTCAGCCTTCATTATATTCGATATAACCGCCATGCCTTATCGCATTGTTGCCAAGTATCGAAACAATGAAATTAAACCATTAGTGTTTCCTAATATCATTAATGAAGTTGCAAAGAATTATAATCATGCAGAGATACTGGTTGAGGTCAATGATATTGGTGGTCAAGTGGCAGACAC